TGGCAGCCCCATTGCTTCGACCATTCAATGATCTCTGGCTCTGCCTCTGTAAGAGTGTCGAGATCACCGCCAGCCAGCCAAAACCGCAAAATAGTGCGTTGCGGGTAGCGAATGATCTCAGTAACGATTGCGGCGTTATCAAACGCCCAGAACTGAGCATCGCCAGCAGTCACAAGCTGTAAAACATCACTCAGCGTGTGTGTGCCATGAGCGTGTTCAAGTGCGGCGTCAATGTATTGTGCGCACCGTTCCCACTCATCCAATGACGATGTAGTCAAATGTCCGATCCGATTGCGTGTTATTTGCATGAGTAATCGTGAAAGTCTGCTTGCCTCGACTCGATACATACATGCCCCCAACCGCTTGCTCTGCTGCTGCATTTGCTGTGGTCGGCATAAACAAGATGACGCTCGTTGCTCCGGCTCTGTCCTCTGTAACAGCAGTTGATGCAGCGCTTGCAGTGAGAGTCACTGTGCCAGTGGCGTTGATCTTGCCATCAAGGATGTTGTTGACAATCGTTGCGACCTCTCTGGCATCATTAGCCAGAGGGCTTAAACGTCTGAAGTTTGTGGTTGCCATTATCTGGTGCCAAGCGGCTTCTGTTCGATGTCTACGCCTTGCGCAAACTTCCAATTGCCTGTCATGTTCATCCGAACCTTATGAAACCGGCCTTGCGCTCTATGCTCTGTAAAACCATCAGCAGTGAGGTTTGATGCGGCGCTGAATGTTTGAGCAGTATTTTGCAAGTTGCGAGTGGATATTTGCACGTTGACATCACCATTTTCAAAAAACGGTATAGTGCGCGTAATGATGCTGTGACGCCCTTTGTTCAGGACGGCCTCCGGTGTTTCGATCACAGCCGAAACAATGCTGCCGGTGAAGGTTTGTATTTTCTTGTCTTTGCCTGCGCCAAAGAAAAACTCACCGCCCTGCAATGCCGGATCATCAAGCTGGATGTTTAAGCCATCAAGCGTTGCCGAAATGTTGTCCAGATCTTCAAGCGTATATCCGCCTGTATACAGTGCCGCTAAGATCTCAATGTCGCTAAATATTGCGTATGACCAACGGTTCAAAGCATAGTTGTAAAACAGAACGTAATCAGCCAAACCGCCAACAGTGTCAACGCTTGTAAATGCCCACGCAACAATCTGGCGGCGCGGATCAATTGCTGCTGACATATTATTCAGGTATTGCGTGTCAGCATGATCCCAAAACCACCGGTTTATTTTTTCTGCACCAATCGGTCTGGCCTGCCTGCCATCGAACATGTAGAAACCATCGTCTGACAGAAAATAGGTGTTTGCCCCCATCGAAACGACGCTCTGCGGAACCGAACAACCTCTGGATGTCTCGACCAAATCAATCTGATAAATAAGCGGGGTGCCGACGTATTGAGCAACCGCAATGCCGCGCTCCATCAGTATCGTGGCAAACTCGCCGCCTGTCAGACCGGTGATCGCACCTGAGTCTCCGCCAAAAATGTCCTGAAAATCGGCTTGATCTGTGCCGACCGTCCAGCTTGTCTCATCATTGATGCCCGACCATCTTGTGCGGAATGGGATTTTACCGCTGCCCTCATCAATCGATGCCAACCACACCTGATCCCGCACAACTGCAATATAATCGGCCTTCGGGGGCGAGCCTGCCAGGTCAGCAAAGGCGGTGTCTGTGCCAAGCTGAAACTTTTGCAACGCCTCTCCAGTCCCGCCAGCCGCAATCATAGTCTCGCCGAACTGCACAAACCGCCAACGCTCACCGTCCTCCAAACTATGCGTGGTCGCGGCCTGAGTCACATTATCAAGCGCAGATGTTGCTGCATTAAATTTGTAGAGCTTTGTTGAGTCACCCGCAAAAAGTGTGGTGTTTCCATTATTGTCTTTGCCTGCAACAATCCCGCGTAACTTTGCAGTGGCAGCGCCGGATAATGAGGCAAGTTCTTTGATTGACCGATAGCCATTAGCGGCTGGGATGCAATTCTTCGCAACCGTCACGCCCTTATTTATTGTCTCTGGCTGATCGGGCAACCACTCTCCAAATTGTATCATTGAGAAGCCCACGTTGCGGTTGTTGTTGTTTGGGTCGTCCAGATTGCGACTGTGTCGGGTTGATCCGCCCAAACGCCAGGTTGATCTGTGACTATATTCCAGTCCTCACCCAGTATTTTCATGCTGACCGCCGGTGTGATTGCTATTGCGCCGGTCGATGGCATGCTGAATATACCGTTTGCATTGGCTGTCACATTGAAATCAAAGTCAGCCGCACCAGCCGCCAGAGTGACAAAGTTAAGCGTCGCGGTGCTTGTCATTTGCATTGACGCAGACGCCGAAACTGTGCGGACTCTTGTGCCGGATGCGGTCGCAGTTCCCACCGCTGAAACAAGTGCCTCAAATGGGCGCACTCTCAAAAACGCGCTGGTTTGCGTAACAAGTGCAGTCACCGCCGCAGCTAAAGGACGAACTCGCGTTGACGCAGTGCTGCCAGTAAATGCAACGCTGGCGGTTCCCGCCATCCCCTTCAGCTTAGAGGCAGATGCTGTTGCCGTCACAGATGTGGAGGCGTTGGCCTCCGCCACCTTTACCTCAAGATCGACATTGTCGAGGGTGCCGTAATTCCAATTATCAAGCGCGCCCCAGCTATCCATATGGTCGAGAACGGTCGCAGTCCAATTGACCTTGTCTCCAAGTGTGTCCAGCGTAAAGGTATAGCTGTCAAGGCTGCCCGATAGCCGGTCAAGAGGCGCTGTGCTAGGCATTATCCAGCAGTGATGTCCATGTCGCCGATGGCGAGTTTCAAAATGTCACCTGACTCAATTGTTTTAGATGCGGTGAGCGCACCATGAATTAAAAGGTTTCCAGAGCTTGCGGCATCGAACAAACCAAAATGGCTTATCACCCCCCATGAACCAGTCGCGGCAGAAAACTCAACAGCCGCATCATTGGATGCTGTGCCAGATGAGGCGGCACCAAAGCTCACTGCTTTGCGTGAGTAATTGTTACCGGACAACTCTGTGCCACTATTATCATCGTTAAACGATCCTGTTGACAGGCCAACGTAAACAGCCGATGGCATGGTGAAAGCGCCTGTCGAAAGCAGATGATCAAGCAGCTCGTTTTCGGCGTAGTCGCTGAGCGCACTCATATTTAGACTCCTGTATTTTGACGTTGATAGATGGATTGGATCTGAAGCGAACCGGTGCCGTAATAAGATCTCTCGCTATCTCTTTGGATTTCCGCAATGGCACGGCTAAATTTTTGATCGTAAAGTTGCGCCCTAGTCTCATCCATCAAATATGTGTATGCCTCGACAAGCGCCCCACTAAGATAAGCATCGGGGTGGCGTGAGAGGATTGTGTTTGTCGCGTTTGTTGCTGACAGACTCTCAATCTCACCGATGTAGACAATCTCAACGCTATAAACTGCGTCGGGGATAGGGCGCAGGCGGATCTCATCACCGATGATAGAATACGACAGCGGCTTGCTTTGACCTGCCGTTGAGTGATCCTTATCAATCGCCGTCGGGCTTTTGTAATCCAAAACAGTAAGCGGTGATGTGAGGAGCTTTACCTCACGAACCTCACGCATATCCACTGGCAGCGCTATATACTCATTACCGGCAACCGTTGAGGCTGTTGCACGTTTTTCCTGAGACCGTGTCTCAAGCTCACGCGACATTCTAGCCTCTGCCAATTGAATGAAGTCTGGGATCTGCGCGGTGAGATCAGTCCTTGCGAGGAAGTTCTCAATGCTAGTCTGCAAATCTGCGTAGGTTGCTATCGCCATTAGATATGCCCACCACCTGTCCTAAAAAATCGGTTGTCGTAATCATTAAGCCATTTGCGCCAAGCCTTCGGGTTGTCCTTATAGTCCCCAAACTTTTCTTTGAGTTCCATGAACACGTTGGCTGGTATCTCAGCCACCTGTTGCCAGTGCTTTTGCGTGTTGCCAGTCAATTGACCTTTTTGCCACTCATCCCGCAGGCGCTTGTTATGCTCAAGAACGTGTCCGACATGCTGCTTTTGTTCGATTGTCCAGCCGCCGTCATCGTTCTCATGCACCCATGTTTGGCTGCGTCTTTGGGAGTCGCTTCTGATTAATCTTTTAGTCATTTTTCCCTCAAATAAGAAAAGGGGGCTAAAAGCCCCCTTCTCAGGTTTGTTATGCAGAACGATTATGAGCCGTTGAGATCCATAATCATGCCATGTGCCTTTGGAGCCTTGACACACAAAGTCCACTCACAGATAAGCTGGATTTTCTCAGCGTCACCGGTTGACCCGATGGCGTTCTCTGAGAAGTTGCGCCCTGCAAGTGTGCCGATCTCGACATAGTCAGGATCGATGACAAACAGACGGTCGTTGCCCATGAATCTGGAGGGCGTAATATTTAACTGGCCGAAGTCATTTAAATATACTGAGACCGATCCAATAAATGACGGCGCTGCATTTGCAGTGGCATTCACTTGGTTTGTTACCAAGTTTGTGCCTGCCTGACTCAGATCACTGATGTTCGCACGATTGGTCGCGGAACATACCAAAAGCTCTGGAGAGCCTCCGTCAGCCCATGCGTCCTGTGTGGCGTCGTCAATGAGTGCCAAAGTCAACGCACGATCATCTCCGCCGGTAACCGTATCTGTGCCGTCACCAGTGGCGAATGCACCGGCTGTTGCACCAACAGAACCGTTTGTGATCCAGCTAGTCAGCGATGCTGATTTGCGTGGCCCAGATGCAGCGCGAGCCACATCGGTGTTGCCGATCATGTGTTCGATGTCGCGGCGAAGCTCTAAGCCTTTTAGAACCTTCTGATAAGCGACCTCACGATCACGGCCTGCTTTTTCAACAGCATCCAAAGTCTTTGAAATGATTACACCTTTTTGGCTTATCTGGGCGTAATTTCCAAGTCTGGTTGTGGCAGTCACGCCAGTGTCCGCCATATCCGCGCCTTCATTGACGTGGTTTGCGGCGGCACTCGCTAATTCTTGGACTTGCCACTCTGCAAAAACACCATTGATGGTGGTCTTTGCGGTTGAAGAAAAAATGGGAGTTTCGTCTGAATCCACTTTATAAATTACATCAGCAAGGCTCTCTTTTTCCCCTACTGCTGTTGCGGTCGTTGCTGTAGCCATCTCGTGGCTCCTTTCATTATCCTAAGAGTAAATCGACGGCAGCATTGATGCTCCGTTCTTTGCCAAGACGCGCAGACAATTGTCGTTTGCGCCGTGTTTGACTCTCGCCCTTAGATCTTGGAGCGCCAGCTTTTGCCATTTTCGGTGCTTTGCGCACCTTCTTCTTTGCGGCATCTGTCTGCTGCGTCAGCTTAGACAAACGCCAGGAGTCATAGAGAGCTTTGACCGCCCGATGGTCGCTTGCGACCTGTATTTCTTCGGCGGTGTAACCCAGAGTTTTTGCGTAATCGATGACTTCTTTACGTTCATCCATCATCGTTTTTTCATCACGCCATGCTGGAATTGAGTCCAACATTCTCTCTTTTTCTTTGACCAAGTGATTTTGAAACGCGACCTGATTTTCAGCAGCTTGTTGCTGGTGAATAGCTTGAGTCTGTTCGTCAACAGCCTGCTTGGTGGCCTTGTTATCGTTCCAGATCTGCATGGCTCTGGCATACTCTTTCGCATCTAACTGGTCATATAACTTGTCCCAATCAGGCTCTTGTGCCGTCATGGACTGCAAGTGTTGACTCAGTAGCTGGAGTCCTTGCCCATACTCATCCCGCTGCTTTCTGGCTTCGGCAATTTCTGCGTCAGCCTGTTTGCTTTTTTCAGCGGTCTCTTGCATGCGCTTTGTGAACGCGCTCTGCATCATAAAGCCGGACTTTAAAGTCTCTAGGTCTACCTCCATCGTTTTTCCGTCGACTTTGACGGTATACAATTCAGGCTCCTCATCCTCTTCATCGTCGACCTCATCTTCAGAGGCATCTTCCTCGTCATAATCAGCTTCATCATCCGCTTCCGCTTCAACCTCATCGGCTTCAGCCTCTGCTTCGATCTCAACCTCATCTTCAGAGGGTTGAGCCTGATCTTCGTCAGACTCTGCTGCCTCACTCTCTGGATTGTCCGCCGCAGGCGGGTCTGGAAGAAGTGTGGCTATAGCTTCATTAAAACTTAAACTATCGGGAGCGCTGGTTTCCGGCGTGGAATTGTCAGCCATGTTTATCACCTATTTTTTTGTTGTTGCTCTGAGTTCATCTTTGCGATTTTGCCGTCTACGATGACGCTGGCAATTTGCTGCTTGAGCGTATCGAGTGCGGTGCAAAGATTGTAAATGCGCTCGCGAGCCTCTGTGTCATTCACATCGGTTTGTCGCCATGTGCGCATAAATTCTGTGTTGAGCTTTTCAAACGCCTCTTGCAAAAGAGGGTCTTTCAGCAGGCGTTCAGCGTGAGCCGCACGTTCTTGCTGAGTTCTTAATTTTGCCTCGCTCACGACAGCAAGCCGGATGTCGGGACAAAACCAGTCAAATCCATTTGTTTTTCGTAATAGTCAGGGTTGTAAGCGAAAGTATCAACAAACGCTTTGTTGCCCTCTGCAAACCCATCGCCTCCAAATGCAGGCGCTTCATCAAGCGCCGTTGGGCGATACATCAAGCCTTCTGCGCTCGACCCCATCGTGTCGCCATCGCCACCAGTGCTTGCGCCGGTATCTAATCTACAAGCCTGCAAATCAGCATCAAAGATGTAACCGTCGGGGCATCGCTGTTCGCCAGTCAATGGGTTTGTCTGCGTTGGCACAACATCTTGGCCGTCGCCGTCGCGATCAGTGCCCTGATAACCGTTGACCAAATTAGCAAACGACCCTGTGTAATCTGGATTAGGCATTCCGGTGTACGCAATGTTTCCAAAATAACCCTGCGCAACATTTGCAGGAGTTCCAAAAGCACCAGTTCCACCTGTGGTCGCTGACAGTACAACGTCAGGCTCAAAAAAACCGCCAGCCC